AAACAAAAAGCAGCAACAGAAACACAAGAGCAAGGACTCTGGAACTCCTAATCTGATACCATAAACCACTACTTACAAGGAGCACAAAATGGGAAATGTACCTCTACTTGGTACTCGTAAACCAGATGACAATAACACAGGTCCAGTTTTACGACTGTTGCATTGTAAAGTTTGTTCTTCTATAGAAGAACTTCCGCCATTTAACGGCAAACCAGAAGAAGACCATTTACTTCAAATTGCTTGTGAAAAACACAAGTTTCCTTCAGGAGAAGAACACAAAGGTCTTCTTTTTATTGTTCCCGTAAAAGTATGGTTAAACACCGATGCTCGTAAAGACGTTATTCGTCAAATTAAAGGCGGAGGCTCTAAAGGTCTTGCTGAAATTGATGATTCGTTTTACGATACTAAAAGCCAATTTGGTGAAGACGCTATGTCTTGTTGGAAACAAAAAAACAGACCTCAAGATAACTGTGATGAATACCAGTCTGAACGTAAAAGACTGTTGCCAGACACAGCAAAAGAACGAAAAGAATTGGGTATGGATAAGATAGGCGATACAGGTCCAAAAAACTACTTGTGTCACTTCTGTCCAATCCATAGTAAGGTAGTACAACGTAAACGACAACTGATGGGACTATACGACTAATGAGTAAAACAGAAAAATCAGACTTCTTCTTTATGTTGAAGTAAAGAAGGATGGAACAATTCAAACCCATGCAACATGGGAAGACAATATTGAAGCAGAACGTGTTCCTAACACATACGACATTTTTAAAGTATGTAAGGAAATCGTCTCAGACATTGACCAGCAACTTCTTGCTGACCGTGTAATTGGTGGAGTTCTAAACGTTTTGAACTCTCGTGAAGCAACAGTCAGTGACAAAGTTAGCGATGCTCTAAAGGCTCGTGGCGTTGAGTTTGACGCTGGTTCAAAGACTGTTGAATTTGCAGCAGATACAGAAGTTGTAAATGCAGAGGTTGTTGAGTAATCAATGATTACCATTGAGATGTCTTGCGGAGGCTGTGAAAGTTCTATTTCTATTGCAGGAGATGACAAAGAAAGCGAACAAATTTGGCATCTCACTCATAGGTTTACTGCTGCTCATACAACATGTGGATTTATCAAACCACCGTCTGTAGAAAACGAAGCACACAGACCAATGAAAAAGAGGTTCATCCAGCCTTTCAGCGAGGACAATGACGAGTAAACTAAAAGCATGAACCGCAACGATGCTTTAAATCGGGTGGTTGGCTCAGTCACTTTGGCAGAGTCAACCACTTCGTATTTTAGCGAACCTGAAAAAGTCCTTGACCCAATTTTATTTGATGGTGATGTATTAAAAGGATGGGTACGCAATAGCCTATTAAGAATGTTAAATGATTTTTTATCTACGAAATACAGTAACCCTAATCTTTGGTCAACAACTTGGATTGCTGGTTCTGGTGTGTCCTATCAATGGAAAGTACAACGTGACCCAGGAGACCTAGATGTTCTTGTTGGGGTTGATTACCGCACCTTTAGAAAATTAAACCCAGACTACATGGGGTTATCAGATGTTGAAATTAGCAAAATGTTAAACGAAGATTTTAGATTAGGTTTAATGCCCAACACTAAACGTTGGGAAGGGTTTGAGGTTACTTTTTATGTTAATCCTGGTGCTACAGACATTAGGATTATTAAACCTTATGCAGCATACGATTTAACTCATAACGAATGGACTGTTCATCCCAATCCAGATGCTCGTGGTGTTGAACAACCTGCATGGGAACAAGCAGCAGAAAAAGACCGTAACAAGGCTCTTGAAATAGTGTCTCGCTACTCACAGATTGTTACTACTCTACAAGCAGCCGTTAATCCTGCTGGTCGTAGAAATGCTGAAGTACAACTAATGGCGTTATTAGAACAAGCCTCTGCTTTATGGGAAGACATACACAGCAGTCGTAAAAAAGCCTTTTCTGAAACAGGAGAAGGTTATGGAGACTTTTATAATTATCGTTGGCAAGCAGGTAAAAGACTTGGAACTATTGTTGCTCTTAAAACTTTGAAAGATTATTTAGATTCTATTAAAGAGTCAAATGAATTGCAGACGTATGGAGTTACCCTGCCTGACGATAGAACATTAGTGCGAAGAGCCTTGACGTATAGGGCGGGAAGATAGGACTAAGTGAACATACTCGTAGCATTAGAAGGGGTACTCAGTTCGGATAACACAGATAATCCAAATAGAACTGGTGCTTTGCTTTACTATGCTTTAAGAACCAATAACCGTGTAGCAATATTTACTTCTTGGTCTAGAAAAGATGCAGAACATTGGCTTATGGTTAATGGCTTTATTGGTTATGATGAATTGATAGACAACACTTACGAGTTGATTGGCGAAGAACTGGGAAAACGCCAAGTTAATTTGGCACGGTCAAAAAACCCTGTGGAATTAGTGGTAAGTGCAGACCCAGTATTATGTGCTTGGACATTTGAGCAAGGATTACCCTCTTTGTTGTTTGCTAATCCAGACACCATGAACTTATCTAATCGCCCAGATTCACCTACAAAGGTACGGGCTTGGGGTGCTATAGAAGAAGTAATAACTAAAAGAAACATCAAACGTTCTTTAGACGCTTCAAAAGCAGATACATCATTTACCAGGTATGAATAATGAAAATTATTTTTGGTGGAGCAGAAGTTGGTAGCAACCGTACCCTTCTAGAAGGAATGTCTGTAGAAGTTATGAGCCTGTCTTTTTATGCTCTAAAGAAGAGATACCTTCCAAAGAACAAGTTATGGCTAGTCTCTGAGCATTTCCCAGAAGAAGTTAAAGTCATCTTGGACTCTGGTGTGGCCCAGGCAGAAAGAGATAACCTCTCTAAAGAAGAACTAACTTCTTTAGCAGCCGAATACCAAGATTTTGTAGCAAACAACCTGGAACGCATCAGTGGATTTGTTGAGTTTGACTCACAGGTCTTGGGGTTAGATTGGGTACTTCAAGAGCGAGCCTCCTACGAACACGACCCAAAACTGTGGGTTGTTTGGCATGAGGTTTATGGGCTTCAGAGCCTCAGAGAGTGGTCTAAGACCTACCGTAATGTCGCCATACCCCACGCCACTATTGAGTCTGTTACGACCCTTGCAGGGGTCACAAAAGCCCTTGTAGCCCAGCAAGGTACGAAGTTCCACGCTTTGGGTTCAGCCAAGCCAGACAACCTGCGTCAGATACCCTTTGCCACCTCTACAACCCTCTCATGGCTGTCTCCTATGAGGAATGGTGAAACCATCATTTGGGATGGCAAACAGATTGTCCGTTACCCTAAAAAAATGATGGCTCAAGCCAGACCACGGTATAAAGCCATAGTGACTAAAGCAGGACTAGACTTTGATAAGTTCTTAGAAAACGATGGCGTTGAGTCATCTAAAGTTGCCGTATGGTCTTACAAACAATTGGAGTCCTCAATGGATAAAAAACGCCCTGACCTTCACATTATTGAAGGCGGTAGTGACCCTTTATTATCTGATAACAGCGATACACCCCTTATGAGTACTTTCGCGGAAACATGGGGGGGTGCTTCTGATAACAGTGACCTTGAAGTGCGGAAAGATTCAGCACTTGAAGAGCCTAAAAAACTCATAGAAAGAGACCCAACAGAGGTAACAAACCTCCCTGTCTTTGGGTACAAAATGAAGACCATTGTTGATGTAGATGACGAGGGCAATGAAGTCCTTAAAGACGTTCCAATGGTTCAAACAACAGGGGCTTCTTTAAGACAATGCGACACCTGTTTTGTTGCTTCTAATTGTCCAGCCTTCAAACCTCAGAACAGTTGTGCCTTCAACCTACCTGTTGAGGTAAAGACTAAAGAACAACTAAAAGCCTTATTAAATACCGTTATTGGGATGCAGGGAGCAAGAGTTGCCTTCTCTCGGTTTGCAGAAGAACTTAATGGTGGTTACCCTGACCCCAACACATCGCAGGAAATTGACCGTCTTTTTAAACTGGTCAAGGGCATGAAAGAGTTAGAAGAGAACCGAGAGTTCATTAGAATTACTGCTGAACGGCAGTCGTCAGGAGGAGTACTTTCAGCCATTTTTGGTGACAGAGCACAGGCTCTAAAAGACCTTCCAAACGGAGGTTTGACCGCTAATGAAACCAATAAAATCATTCAACAAAGCCTAGAGTAATTATCTGATAACAGTAAGTGGAGAGGAGTGGAACAAGGTGGGGGCAAGTGGAGCATTGTTATTAGGTGCATGAGCCTCTGAACTACGATTAACTTTACCTCTTCATTTTTCAATCCCAACAACCCGAAAGGCTTTACCTATGTCCCTTTTCTCTTTCAAACTAACCGAAGACTATGTAGCGGGATACCGTTCCAAGCAAGCCCCTTTTGGCTATAGGGATGCTGCTGGTAACTCAGTCGGAGAGATAACCTTCTTACGCACATACTCTCGGTTGAAAGAGGACGGCACTAAAGAGACTTGGGTAGATGTTTGTGAACGAGTCATCAACGGCATGTATTCACTTCAGAAAGACCATGCCAAATCTCAACGACTTCCATGGAATGACGCTAAGGCTCAGGCTTCTGCTAAAGAAGCCTTTGACCGCCTTTGGAACTTAAAGTGGACTCCACCTGGTCGAGGGCTTTGGGTTATGGGAACTCCGCTAGTCAATGAACAGCGTAACTCCGCAGCCCTACAGAACTGTGCTTTTGTCTCCACTAACGAGATGACTAAGAACAATCCAGCCAAGCCTTTTGCCTTCCTTATGGAGGCTTCTATGCTTGGAGTAGGTGTGGGCTTTGACGATAAGGGTGCTGATAAAGAGTTTGCTATCTATGAGCCAAAGGCTGAAGAAGAAACAACCGTAATTCCAGACACTAGAGAAGGTTGGGTTGAGTCTGTAACTTCTTTAATAAATTCCTACCTAAAGCCTGAACAACCTACGCAACGCTTTGACTACTCTTTGATTCGACCAGCAGGTGCTCCTATTAAAATCTTTGGTGGCACGGCAGCAGGACATGAACCTCTAAAGAAGTTACATGACCACATTGAGGCTTTGTTTAAGGGCCGTTCTGGAGAAAAAGTCACACGCAAAGACTTAGCAGACATCGGAAACCTTATTGGCGTATGCGTAGTTTCAGGAAACGTTCGTCGTTCAGCAGAACTTCTCATTGGTCGTATTGACGATGAGGACTTCCTAAACCTAAAGAACTCTGAGGTTTATCCTGAGCGTAACTCCTATGACCCTGCTAATCCTGGTTGGGCTTGGATGAGTAATAACTCTGTAGAAGCAAAGGTTGGTTCAGACTTCTCTAAGATTATTGACGGCATTGTTCGTAACGGTGAGCCTGGGGTTGTGTGGATGGATGTATCACGCAAGTATGGTCGTTTGATTGACCCACCTAACAACAAAGATTGGCGTGTATCAGGATACAACCCCTGTGCTGAACAAAGCCTTGAGTCTTTTGAGTGTTGCACATTGGTTGAAACTTACTTAGGTCGTCACGATTCTTTAGAAGATTTCAAAAGAACATTGAAGTTTGCTTACTTGTATGCAAAGACTGTAACTCTTCTTCCAACACATTGGGAAGAGACCAACGCAATCATGCAACGCAATCGTCGTATTGGAACTTCTATTTCAGGTATTGCTAACTTTGCAGATAACAATGGTTGGACTGTGCTTCGTGATTGGCTTGACGCTGGTTACGCTACAGTCAAGGCTTATGACGAGTCTTACTCTGAATGGCTTGGTATTCGTCAGTCAATCAAAATGACAACAGTAAAGCCTTCAGGCACAGTTTCAATCCTTGCTGGTGAAAGTCCTGGAGTTCATTGGGCTTCAGGAGGTAAGTTCTTTAACAGAGCAATTCGTTTTGCTAACTCTGACCCAATGCTTCCGCTTTTCAAAATGGGTAACTACAGAGTTGAACCTGCTTCTGAATCTCCTAATACAACTTCTGTTGTTTTCTTTCCTATTGAAACCAATGCTAAAAGAGCAGAGAAAGAAGTCTCTGTTTATGAAAAAGTTTCTTTAGCAGTTGTAACTCAAAGATACTGGTCAGATAACTCTGTCTCTGTAACTGTGACCTTTGACCCTGAAAAAGAAGCAGACTCTATTGCTTCAATACTTCACATGCACGACGGACAACTAAAGACAATCTCTTTCTTACCTATGGGTAACGCTGTGTATCCTCAAATGCCTTACACACAAATTACTGAGGCTGAGTATGAAGAAGGTCGCATGACTCTTATGCCTATTGACTTCAGTGGTGTCTATGCAGGTATGGCTTCTGATGCTATTGGAGAGGCTTATTGCACTACAGACGCTTGTGAAGTAAGGTTGATAAAAGACAACCAGTAATTATTTACCTGTGTTTTTGTTGTTGTTTTTAGCAGAACGCAAACGCTTTTTTTCTCGCTGTAATGCTTGACGACGAGCCGATGTATTTGCTCTTTCTTTTTCAGCACCTTTGGCTGAGGCTTCGGCTTTCTCTCTTTGCTGTCTTTCGGAAAGAAGTTTCTCTAACGGCTTGTAATTTTTAAAAACTGTAACAATGTGCTTAGGGTGTGGAGTTGTTACAACGGTGTATTCGTGGTCAGTATCGCTTTTGTGATACCCAACATGCTTTATGTTTCCGTTGTCTTGCTGTGTTTGAGCACCATGCTTTACAACATGTTGAACAGCAGCCCAATTCATGTCTCTTTCAAATGAACGGTCTCCTGCATGTGCTAAAGGCATTGCTTCCATGCTTGTTATGATACAAAAAAAGACCCACTAGCACTTGGCTAATGGGTCTTTAGTAATTGCTACTTGCCTAAAATCTTCTTTGCTTGGTCTGACTTTATGCTCATGTAGCCAGTTTTTCTTGGGTTCATGCTTCCAGGTTTTTTAAATCCTGCTCCTTTTGGCATGTTATTTTGTCTAACTAATAATGCTGCTTGAACTTTATCTAAATGCTTACCCACAGGCTTTCTCCTTTTGTAGAACTGTAAGTCTAACAGAAAGCCCTCCTGTCACCAACACAGGAGGGCTTTCTACTAGTTATGCTTTTGGAAAAGATTTGAGCCATTCTTTAGCACGAGGGGTCATGCCCTTCCATGCTGACCAATCTTTACCACCATTGCTCATGTAATAAGCAATTTGGGCATTTGTCACAGGGTCTAGAAGCATTGCATTAGACACCATGCTGAACTTGTCTCTACGCATGTCTCCCATTTTCCCAATCATGTTTATCTGAAAGAGTCCATAAGAGTTATCGCCTGTCGCTTCATTACCATTGAAGGCAATAGAACGACCACGACTTTCACGCATAGCAATAGCCCATGCTTGGCTCAAGGCTTTACCCTCAAACCCAACTTCCTTTAGTAAGGCTTTCAATTCAAGTTTTGAGAGTTGAGGCTTTTGTCTCAACGCTTCCAACTTCTTTGACGGACTTACTTTCAAGGCTTTCTCGACTGTTGATTGGGCGGGTTGAACTGGCTGAACAACCACTACCTTCAAAGGTTCAAGTGCTTTAGCAATTGCAAAACCGCTAAAGAACAATGAACTTGCTACTGTCATAGTTGCGATAACAACTACTTTTTTTCCGCGTTTTGTTAGTTTCATAGTTTCTCACCTTTCCCCAAAGTAATCATTTACTGCTTCCGCAGCATTTGAACTTTGGTGACGGAGACGGTGTAGATACCGCTCTGTCGTTGTGATTGACTGATGACCCAAACGCTCTTTGACCTCATGCACATCTACCCCACTCTTTAGGAGTTGAGTAGCGTTGGCATGTCTTAGGTCATGCGTTCTTGGATACCAACCAATACCTGACTTTTCTATGGCTTTGTTCCAAGTGGTTCTCCACTTGTCACGACTGAGGTGGCTTTGGCTAAGGCTTTGGTCAAGGCTTTGGCTTTGACTAAGGCTTTGGCTAAGGCTTTCTCTGCCTTTTGATTTGTCCTTTCTGTATTGTTTGCGATACTTACTGACCGCTTCTTTACACAGGTCACACCTACACCCACCGACATTGTATGAATACGGAGTTGCGTGTTGGAATACTCTACTTCCAACGGTGTAAGGCTTTTTAGTCCTTTCCAATTGACTACCTGTGGTCACTATTTTACCAAACTCTAGCACTAAGGCTTTGGAGAACAGCAAATCATTAGCCCCTAATTTTCTATCCCGAACATACTTCTTTAGGGCTTCATTGAGGCTTTTGTTGATGATTACTGTGCGTTTATGCCCGTTCTTTGTTGAAGGCACAACGAGGAAACGGCTTCCATTGTTCAAGGCTTTGCCTACATCACTCACAGTTCTACGAACATAAACTTCTTTTGACTTGAAGTTGAAGTCTTTTACTCTTAGTTCTGTGGCTTCTCCAAATCGGCAACCCGAAGCAACTAAGAATTGAGCAAACATCTTTGCCCCTTCAGTTTCCAGAGACTCAACAATTTTTTTGAAATCTGAAGGCTCTAAAGAACTTGTGGGGTCTGCTTTAGAAGTCTTTATCTTTATGCCATGCGTGGGGTTTGCGGGGATTTGTTCTTCCTCAACGAGTTGCCTAAACACAGAACCCAACGCTGTCTTTACATGGGAAACTGTGGCAGGACTTATACCTTCGGAGAGCAACTTCTCTATAAGTTGCCTAACATCTTTACGAGTTATGCCTGTTACTTGTCTATGCCCCAAATAAGGTAGGGCATACTTCTTTAGAGTTATGGCATAAGTTTTCTTTGTTATTACCCGAACATCTGTTCGGTTGATGAGCCACTCTTTTACATAGGCTTCAAGGGTTGTAATAAGTTCGGGGTTAGTTGAGACTATGCCTTCCTCTGCGAGCAGGGCAGAGTTCAAGGCTTTGGCTCTAGTGCCATAAGTTCCAGCACTCTGAACCTTACCGCTTCTGCGGTAATAGCCTGTATGCCGTTTATTTCGGGTAACTACATACGCCATTTGAGTTCCTCTCCTCAAACCCTATGTTACCAACGAGTAGGACTAAAGCCAAGTTACTGATGAGTAACTTTTAGGCACAAAAAAAGGGGAACAAGTTGCCGAAGCAACTCGTTCCCCTTCTAAGTTATTTAGAAGTCTGAACCTTCTTTAGAAGGAACAGGCTTTGTCTTTTGTCTTGTCGTTATCCACTCGTTGATTGTTTCCTCTTTCCAAACAGGTGTTCGTTGAAAGTAGTGGTCAGGTTGAGGCATTGACTTATTGCTTAGATAAGTCTTTAGAGTATCTCTAGTCAATCCTGTCTTTTCAGATACTTCGTTAGTAGTAAGCCAATCCATAGTTGTTGTCCTTTCTTTATAGGCTATCAAGGTCTTTAGAGGCTACCAGTAATGCCTTTTGGCTTTCTATTAGATTGCCTAATGCGTCAGCCGTAGTTCTCATACCGAACATGAACGCATAGATGTTCTCCATGTTTTCAGGGCGATAACCCTTTTCAACTAATTCAAGAAAGATGTCGCTTGATAGTTTCAGGCTGTGAGACACCATGATTAGTTGTTCTGCTGTTTGCTTTTCTTTCGTAGTATCCATTGGATACTCCCTTCTATAGAAGTTGATAGGGGCAAACCAACTGCCCCTATCAACTTGTTGGTGAATAGATTACTTGCCGTTGAAGGCTTTGCGGATTGCGTTGAGTTGTTCCTCATACGCCTTTGCTTGTGCTTCCCAATACTGTCGCTGTGCTACAAGGTCTGTAATGGCTTTTACAGGGTCAATGCCAGTAGGGATAAGCGGTGTTGTTGATACTACAGGCTGTGTTGAAGGCTTTGCGATTGGCTTTGCCTTTGCCTTTTTAGGCTTTGCTTTGTGATTGCCAGTTTTTCCGTTATGGACTCTACCGACATGGTGTGCTGTTGCTTGGAGATTTCTAAACAACATAAAGCACTTGTTACAACCAACGGCTTCAAACTCTGTGCCGTCTATGTTATCAGCGAATAGGACTCGGCTCATTGACGAGAACACTCCTCCGCTTGGAGAAGGCATAAGTTCTCTAGCAATTAGAGAGTAACCTTCTTTTGTGAAGTCTGATGGTGATGATTGTGATGTTGCTTGTTTGATTATCAGATTTTGTGATTGGATTGGACTACCTCCTTCCTGATGTATCTCGGTGATGTGTGGTGTTATGCCGTTTTGTTTTGCGTGGCGTGTATAAATAGCGTAGAAGTCAGCAGGATACATACCTCTTAGTTTGCGTCTTGTTGCTTCTCTATCGCCTTTTGTAGTTGCGTGTAACGCTTCCCAATCAGCAGGGTAACGCAACTTCAACTCTCTGAAAGAGTCACGCCAAACTTTAGACGCAACTCTTTTCTTAGCCAACTCTTTTTTGCGTTGTAGTGTCTTGTTAGACATTTGTATCACTCTCCTTATGTGTTTGTTCCGCAACAATCTTTACAAAGAATTGCTCATCAGTTTCTATGTAATCGTTGATGTAATGTTGCGTAGCCTCTAAGACAGTTTCATAAATTGAATTGTCTTTTAGGTTCTTGTCGTTGATAGTGATTGGAACTTCCGTTGCCAATTCCACTAGGTAATGTTTTATTGCCATGTTGTTGCCTCCTCTGTTATGTATAACCTCAGGTTATCTTGGTTTATTCCTTTATTCAACTTCGGGTTGATACCTTCTAAAGAAGGTTGCCCAGTTATTAGAATTACAGTTTCGTAATCCATTAGTTTTGCCATAGTGCTTCGTCATAGGCTTGTTCATAAAGAACTTTGTTTATGGCTTCAACACAATGGGTCTTTGAGCCATACAGAGAGTCGTCACCATTACGACTACCAATGAACTCACCTTTATCGTTGTAGTCGTGGTATCCCCACGCCCATAGTTTGTCCTCATTTCGTAAGACATAGATACGCTTGTCTTGTGATAAGTAACTTCCCCCACCTTTTTTATTTGGTTCTCGTTTGAGTTGAAGGATTGGTAATTCACGCAACACTTTCTTTCTCCTCCCATAAAGATTGTTCTGTTTCGTCTAAAGAAGTCTTACAATCAGAACAGATTTCCTCAATGCGACCTTCGTAGTTTTCATCAGGACACTCAAAATAGTTGTCGCACTCGTTACAACAATGGTGGTCAGTAGTTCCCCAGTAACGAGTCTTTACATCACAGGTGAAATCATCACCTTCCTCATCAACTGTTAGCAATCCACCCTTGAAAGAGTAAGTGCCGTAGAAACCAGCACCTTCATCATGGAAGCGATAAGTCATTTCTAAAGACTTATGTTGTTTAGATAACTTCTCTAACACAAGAGGAATAGGACTCCACGCTGTCCAAAAAGAAGCATGAACAAATCCATTTTCCCAATCGTTATCTATCCACTCAAAGTCACATAAATCCCACTTGCTTCCCCAGTTCTCCGAGTTCCAATCATACCAATTATCATCTTCTGTAGAAGGTCGCGGAATAATCTTGTGGCATGAGAACTCTCGTTCATCATGGCTTGGAGTTGCTTCCGATTTTGTGATTTGAACTTGCTTTAGAAGTTT